TCCGATGAGCATGATGATAAAGCGCGAACACGCAATCTAGGGAGTTCTATCTGGGACAGTGATGGAAAGTACGGGGAGTGGCGTCAAAATGAAGTCGCCGACCTCGTGGACTTATTCAAAGACTTTACTCCTCGCGCTGTCAAACAAGTTGATGATTCCTTGTGGGTGGAGCTTTTGGTGGAACCTGGCACAAAAGACGCCATCGCTGCACAGGATGCACGAGGTCTTTGGGATGCGACAGAGGAGTGGCTCCTAAATGCCGGATACCCAACAAAAGACATTGTAGCACTTGAGGACATCCTCAAAGCGGAAGGTGCACTCAAGGACGACTTTCGGTACTTCCGGGGGCAGCTAGAAGAGTTAGAGAAGCAACTGGCCGTAAACACTAAGGATCCCGACTTTCTTATCGGAGCACCCTAAAATTTTTTCTGTGCGCGACGTCACCGTGTGTGTATTTCTGGGCGCTTATATGTGGTGATGAATGAGGAGTCGTCTGTGCGTCGCGAGAGCGGCTTCCGAAAAAACGCTCGCGGAACCCAGCTTGGTCTTTTTGATCGGACTGCAAGTGATTCCAGCACTGATGACAAAAAAGCCTCAGCAGAAAGTCCATCCCGCATCGTAACTATCGATTTCGGTGATGACGACGAACAGGACAAGGACACCAAATAACAGTGGCTACAGGCTTCTACAAAACTGCCCGTGTTGAATCGGTCGCAACTGCCTCCTTCGATGAAGGGGATGGACTCCTCAAGGTTGCTTCTCATCAGCGTGAAGGAGCAGAGAGCCGATCTTATTACCTCGATGGGTCGAGGAAACTCAGCGTCAAAGAGGCGCTCAAAAAAGCTGCAGATAAATACGACATCTCAGCCGACCCGAAGGATTATCTTTTCGAGGCCATCCGCGCAAATACCACCAACGTACCTAACGAGAACCATGACGCGTTCGCTAAGAGTGAGTTGCTCAGGTACGATAAGGTGGCGCGTGGACCAGTTTACATGACGTATGTGGGGAAACCCCATCACATCAATCACCGAACTGAGAATCCCAAGACAGCCCGTGGCGTCATCCTCGACGCTCACTACAATGAGGACGCTGCTGCGCTGAAAAACTGCCCTGGTTGTGGCACCGACACGCTCGATAAGCGTGCCCGTGACGAATCCGGTATCCACTGTGTTAAGTGTGGCGCTGTCGCCAAAGACGAATTTGTCGAGATTCTCGTTGCTGTCGATACTAAAAAAGACCCTCTCTTCGCTGAAGGCGTCCGCACGGGCGCACTCAAGGCGGGTTCGATGGGGTGCAACTGCGCCCGGACGCAGTGTAACGTCTGTGCGAACATCGCGTACTCACGGCCTGAATTTTGTGAGCACATTCGTCAGGGNAACAAAGGCACCCTCTGGCATGAGCAATCGGACGGCTCTTGGGAGCGTCTAGAGCGCCGAGCTGCTGAGCAGCTCTTGCAAAAGGCTGCGATCAAACTGTCTCCAGACTTTTGTTACGCATCAGGTGGTAGTGAAGGTGAAGGGCGTCGAGCCTCCCGACCTTTGCGTGTCCGCAAAGCCTATGAATTGTGCCAGGATGTAGAATTCGATGAGTACTCACGCGTCGATCAGCCTGCCGACCCGAAAGCCCTGCAGCGTGAAATCCTCAAGGCAGCTGCCACGAAAGGAGCACCATCGACTGAAGATCTCAAGAACGAAACTGAGCTTTTGATGCTCCGGCAGCGTCTGGCTTCTTTGGAGTCTCATGTGGCAGAAAAAGGCAACATTCAAGAACATGCAACGACGTTGAACATCCCGGACGACACCAGTGTTGAAGTCGGTGACTCCTGGAACCCAGACGATCCGTTGCTCGTTGTTTACCCGGCACAGGATGGTCCAGCAGGTCCCCCTCCTCTTCCAGGTATGGAAGAAGAGCAGGTTGTTGTAGAAGATCCGGACAAGCTCACACTTCAAGATCTTGATGCAGATGAACTCAACCAAGGTGCAGACCCGATGACGGGTGAACCTGCAGACCTGATNGATTTCGGCGTGCAATCTCCTCCCGGAACACCTCCCGGAACACCTGGTCGAGGGGCTGCGAAACGCTATCCAAAGACATCAACTAACGCGCCGCGCAAATCGTCGCGAAAAGGAGGACGTATGTTCCGACAAGCATATAAAGATTGGACAGTTGACGTCACCGAACGTGGGAACGTGCGCGTGATGTCACCAAAAGGGGCGGTTGCGCTCGTACGAGCCCGCAAAAAACCTAAGAATAACGCACAGCGTGCAGCTTTTGGCCGAGAAGTTCTTGCTTCTTTGTTTGATGACGGTCTTGTAAAGACAGTCCGGAAGTACAAGGCGCTTCGCGCACCTAAACTTGCACAGCTTCTGGATGACGCGCTGACGGGTCGTAAAGACTTCCAGCCTAAAGCGCCTGCAGGCGAGATCAGTAAGGGCGGCCTCACGGGTATGGCAGACGGCGGCACTTTTGGTGGCCCGTACAGCAACAACACCAAGGTCACGAGCGATGGCGGCTGCGACATGGATAATGCACCTGAAGGTGACGGCGGGGATGAGATCCAGCTGGATGGTATTGCAGACCATAAAAAGAATATCCCTGACGACAAAGGACTCAATATCCTCAATGATGACGATGGCGGCATGGGTCCTGACATCCGCAAGAAGCCTAACTTGGCGACAGACTACATCGACAATGGCGGCGCAATTGACCATGTGCCTGTGAAACGCAAAGCCTTCAAGGTCGTGGCCCGCTCTTGGTTGGAGAACAACCGAGAAGCGAAGCGCTCTAATATAGAAACTTGGTTGGCTACCCCAGACGGTAATGGGGCGTATGCGATCATTCGGGAGGGCGAAAATGCCCGCCGCGCTACGATCTCTGAGCTGCGCAAAGCATGGATAGCACTCGATGCCATTCCAGAAGCTGCAAGCCAACGAGTTGCGGGTCGTGTTGACGCTGAAAAGAGCGTTGAGAGGACTAAGAAACTCTACGAGCAGCGCTTCGCAGCGCTCAAAAAAGAGGCTTCAGAGGCTATTGCACAGGCGCAAGCCAAGACCATCGATCATTTCTGCCGCGCTATTCGCGTAGCTTCACACCGACAAGACATCGGTCTTGAGGATTGTGGGCTCAAGGAAGCGTTTGCGACTGCGCTTGCAAATGACCGCGTCGTTGGTGAAGACTCTGATGGTTGTGAATTGATTTACACAGCCATGACTCCTGAGTTGGCTGTGCACCTCACTGAATCCGCATGGGCGGAAGGATCAGAAGACCACTTGAACAATCTCCTGAGTCGAGCTGCTGAATTAGCATCTCGGTCTCCCGAGTACTTGAGGGATGCGGAAGCAGACCTCAAAAAGCACTCACACCGCATAGCATCTGTCAATCAATCTGAGTTAGTATCTGAGACAAGACAGAACAGGCGTGCTGTTGCTGAAGAAATGAGAGAAGCTGCCCTAGGCGGCAATCTTGCTTTGAATGCGGCACCGCCCGTCTCAAAAAAGCCTGTCAATGGACATAACAAGTCCGCGTCGATTCGTTCGGCGTTGTCAGGGACACGTACTAACGCTTACACGCGCCAGATCAGGTCTTAGGCCCTGGCGGGAAGGAAAATAAATCATGGGAAGTATCGGTAATACCGGGCGACTCGCAGCCTTCCAGACCGACGTATTCAATACGGGGCTCGATCTGGGTAGGTGCGAAATCAACCGCAATCTTGGCGTTTACCGCGCCAACGATAATGCTGCTATTCGCCAAGGACAGGTTGTCTGTCTGGACGCGAATGAGGAACTCATTCTGCCTGTCAATGGTCTTGCACCTACTGGCAGCCAGCGGGTTATGGGCATTTCGAAATGGAACAAACTGCCCGGAACCGGCGCAGCGAAGATGATCGATGAACCGATCAACTTTGGTGCAGGTCCTCTGCCAGCAACCATTACTCTATCACGCACCGCTGGTGTTAGCGGGTTGACGATCTACCCGCTTGCTGGCCAAGAAGGAACAGCAGGCAACGTGCCATTCACTGAGGGTGGTGGTGCTGACTTTACGTTTGCTGCGAATGGTCAGGTAACAGCGCTTGGCGGCGCAGGCACGATTCCGCTGGCTACTACGGTGTTCGCATCCTACACGTTTAACATGACTCAGAATGATTACGACTTCCAAGGTCGCAACTTCTGGAATACGTTGGACAAGGCAACGGTTGCTGAGAATCGCCTTACGGTAATTCAAGGTGCAGCGACGCTCTTTACCTGCGAGTATTTCTCAGGTGATACCTGGGCGATCAATGACGCAGTATCTGTGATTGATGAAGGCGCTACAGGCGATCCGCTTTGTCAGGGCCAAGTCACTAACGGAACTGTGGGCACAGCAAGCGCCAATGTTATCGGTCGCTGCATTCAGGTTCCAAGTGTGAATGACCCATACTTGGGCTTTGTTCTGGATGTCTTTTAGGTCGACGTAAGAGAAGGAGAAGAGATATGAGTAATCGAACTGTAATCAATCCTTACCGTCGACAGGGTGCGCAAGCTGCGCAGCCTCAGACGCCGGAAGGAATCAGAGCACCCCGCGTACGTAAGCACGCATCCAAGCAAGATGAAGTCCTGTACGATGAGTCAGGCACTTTCAACCCGCAGTCTTATCCGGGCGGTTCAAAAGACCAGATCCGTGAGGCTTTGGGCAAGCCGCGCAAGAATGCGCACCGTATGTTCGACAAAGAAGGCCAGATCAATGCACAGTCCAACCAGGATGCGTTGCAGCAGGTCGCACACCTTCTACAGAACGTGACGGGTTCCCCTGCGATGAAAGGCTTCTATCGGGAGGCGTCTGCGATGCCTTCTGAGGATCGCCGCAAAGTCATCGCTGCTGCGCTGCAAGATCCTTCGGGTGAAGGCTTCGCTGTTCTCGGTCAGGAGCTTCTGCTCCCGATCAAGGATATTGTGGACTATGAGGGTTGGATTCGCAAAGTGTTGCGTGTTCGTCCGCTAGCCCAGGGTGAGCTTTTCCGTATTGCAAAGGATGTCCGTGCGACCGCATGGATTGTCGGCCAGGATGGCCAGTCTTTGGAATCGCGTTTGTACGGCAAGTACGTTCAGCCTTCTGAGTTCAAGATCACTGCGTACCCGACCGTAGACATCGAGGATGTTTACCAAGTCAACTACGACATCTTGGACCGTGCGCAGGACACTGCCCGACAGGAAATCGAGTTGGAAGAGGACAAGCGAGGTGTCAACCTGTTGACCCGAGCTGCTACGACCATCAACCCGCTCACTACCCTAGGCCCGAACTTGACCCCGGCTGCGATGGAGTCCATCCGTTTCGAGGTTGAGAAGCATCGTCTGGTCGTTGAGAAGTATCTCATCAACCGTGCTGAGCTGTCTGACCTCGTTGCTAACTTTGGTGGCGCGGCATTCGATCCTGTGACCACTCGTGAGTTGCTACTCGCCGGTTACGTCGGAACGATGCACAATGCCCAAGTTATCACTGCGGCTGGTACTGGTGTTGAGGAAGTTGTGCCTGCGGGCACTGTCTTTGCGACCACCGGATCCGAGTACCTCGGTGAGATGGGCATTCGTGTCGAGTTGTTCTCCGAGCCATTCAACAAGTTCTCGCATCGCGAGTCTGTGAAGGGTTGGGCGTTCATCGAGATCGTGGGCTTCGCTGTTGTGAATCCTCGCGCTGTCGCGATTGGCCAGAAGTAGGTCTAACTGAACTTTGGGTTCCGCGCAGTTTCAGTAAGGCTGCGCGGAACCTTCATTTTCATCTTACTGGCGCGACCGGACGCTATCCGAGCCTGCGAGATTTCGCGGTGTGCATG